CGCGCGCCAGTGGACCAGACTACCTCGATGGTGCGCTCGGCCGCATCGATCGACGCAGGCAACAGGTCCGCCGCCCGCGTCAGCGGGGGCAGGTTGATGTTTCGGGTCATGGGTGAGGTCCTTGCAGGGACAGCGTCTTCACGCTAAGTTACATGTAACGGAGATCGATCATGCCGAAGGCCAGCAGAACCGATGACGTCCGCGCCACGACGCGCGCGAAGGTGAAGTCGCACCGAGAGAAGCTGCGCGCGCAGGGCCTTAGACCGATCCAGATCTGGGTACCCGACACGCGTGCGCCCGGCTTTGCAGAAGAGGTGCGCCGCCAGTGTCTCCTGGCCAATGCCAGCCCCCATGCGAAGGACGATCAGGATTTCATCGATTCGATCTCGTGGTTGAACAGCGATGAGGCGCGGTGACGTCTGGACGGTTGCCGGCGGTGCGGACTACGCCGGCAAGCCGCGACCGGTCGTGATCGTCCAAGGCCAAGCCTTTCAAGCGATCGACTCCGTCACGATCTGCCCCTTCACGACCGATCTGACGAACTTGCCGCTGTTTCGTCTCGATATCGAGCCGTCGATCACGAATGGTCTTCGCGCCGCTTCACGCATCATGATCGACAAGGTGAGCACTGTTCCGAAGTCGAAGCTTGGCGACAGGATCGGCCAGTTGAGCGACACCGATCTGCTGCGCGTGAATCGTGCCTTGCTGGTGTTTCTCGGTCTGGCGGATTGATCAGTCCTCGTCATTGCCGTCGGCCTGCATCACGCCGGTTTTCGTCACGCGGCGAGGATCGCTGTCGAGAATGAGCCCGAGGGCGTCGATCTTGGCGTTCATCGCCGCGATCTCGGTTAGCACCGCGTCGGGGTTGTGGCCCTGACGGGCGATGGCCTGCGCCAGCGACATGGTGCCCGAGCGCAGCGCCAGAAGATCGGCCATCGCGTCCTTCAGCGGGTCCACGGCTTCGAAACGCGGTGGAGACCATTCGACCGCGATGTCCGGGCGCGGGAGTTTCCCGGCCGCCCACGCGGCCTGGCAGAACCAGACCCACATGGGCTGGCAGAGAACCGGGATGACGATCTGCCACTGAACGGCGTCGATCAGCCGTCGGAACTCCACGAGCCCCGCCCGGATCGATGAATAGTTGACCTGACTGAGGTCGCCGGTCAGCAGCTCGTAGGGCATGCGGAACCCCGCCGCCACGATGTGAAGCTGCGCGCGGAGCCACTCGCCAACGCCTGCCGTCGTGGCGGGTTGATTGAAGCGGATATCCTTTCCACCGCGCGCATAGGCGATCAGTCCAGGCTCGAACTGTTCGACGCGGTTGCCATCGGCGTCGACCACCGACGGGGCTAGCCCCAAATCGGCTTCATCGGCGCCAAGTACGATCCCGACAACACAGGCTTCAGTCTTCTTGCGGACCAGTTCGGCCTGCGTCCAGTCATCGAGATCACGCAGCGCGCGCATTACCGGCGTGCCCCACGGGACGCCGCGCACCTGCGTGCGCTGCTTCTCGTAAAGATGCAGCACTTCGCTCGCCGGGATGGCGAGACTCTCCAGACGTCGCCGCATGGTGACGACGGCATCGCCAGGATGCTGGGCATGGAGCCAATAGGCGCGGCGTCGGCCCAAGGGGTCGAACTCGATGCCCTGAAGCAGACGCCCACCATCGGCGAGATCGCCGTTGCGGGTGTTGTCCAGCAGATCGGCTTCGATGATCTGGACCTGGAGCGGAACAGCGAGACCATCGCTCAGGCGTCGCGGGCGGCGGCGGATCAGCACCTCGCCAGCCTCGATCATTTCCCGGACGGCCAGGGTCTGCAGCCCGAAGATGTCGAGCTGTCCGTCGGCGTCGCAGGCGGCAGTCCACTCGGTCCAGAGCCGGTTCACCGTCTCGTCGAGCCTGGCGTCACCCGTCGCAGCGCGCGGAATGATGCCGCTGCCAACGATGTTGTTGACCAGCACGGACACAGCTTTCGCCGCGTGCGGATTGTTGCGGGTGAGATCGCGCATGCGGTCCCGCAGCAGGCCGCTGGCGGCGGCGATCTCGGCATCAGCCGATGTTCCCGCCGCCTTCCAGCCGTCCGTCCGCCGCCCCTTGGCCGCGCCGTCATACCCACGGGAATTGCCATAGGTCTTGGTGCTAAGCGCCTCGAAGCTGCGCCGCGCGAGCGCGCGCCGCACACCTGCCTCCGGCGCAGCCCAAGCCACCATCCGGTCGAGGAAGGTGATCTGGCTCACCGGTCGCCCCGTCCGAAGCCGACGTATCCCGCGATTGGACGCGACACGCCGGACGATGCCGTGATCTCGGTCTCGATGGTGCGGATCCGCTTCAGTAGGTCGTCCGCCGAGCCATACTCGACGGTCTTTCCGTCGTAGCTGACCCGGAGCGTGCCGCTGGCATAGGCCCGCTTCAGTGCATCGAGTTCGTCGACCGTCCAGGCCATGACATATCCTCAGAACCACTTCCCGCGCGGGCCGAGCCAGTCGCTCTGCCGCTTGGTGGATGGCGGGTTTGGACGGGCGAGACGCCCGGCTTCGATGGTCGATTGCGTGTCGTCACTGTCCGCAGGCGGCACGCCGACCTGATCTTCGAGATCGCGCCACTTGTCCTCGGACCAGCGATCGGCTCCGGCGATCCAGACGGCGGCGCGGGAGTAGACCCGGCAGTCCAGCGCCTCGTTGCGTTCGCGAACCTTCTGCCATTCGAGCTTCTGGAAGCCGCGCTTGGTCGTGACGGTCACAAGATGCTCGGCGACGAGCTGCTTCACCCATTCGGCGTCGACGCCCTGCGGGAGATGCACAAGTCCGGCCGGGCCCTGCGCTCCATCCACCGCGTCCTCGTCGGTGGGCCTGGACAACCGGAGAAAACGATAGGTCTCGGCCTTGAAGGTCGCGACGGCGATCGTCCAGAGCCGCGCGCCGCGGCGGATCTTCCGGCCACCTTCCGTCGCATCGACGAAGGACGGGCCGGTGACCGGCACTGCGCGATTGAATCCCTCGACGCCCTTGATGGGAACGACCTGCGCAAAGCCCTGCCGGCGCGCCCATGCATAGACGGCTGGCGCTTCGAAGCCAGTGTCGATGGCGAGTTTCGAGAGGCTCAGCCGAACGCCATGGGCGTGCGGCCAGGTCTGGCCGAGAAGGTCCGTCAAAGCGGCCCAAGCCTCGGCGCTGTCCGGGCCGCCGGGGATGACGATGTGGTCCACGAGCCAGCTCGCGAGCCCACGACCCCAGGCCCAGATAGAGACTTCGATGCGATCCTTCTGGATGTCGGCGCCTGCCGTGAGGAACAAACCGCCGCTCGGCACCGTGCCGATGCGCCATGGCTCGCGGCGCTCGTAGAGCCGCTGCCAATCCGGCGCTTCGCCGGTCTCGATCCAGGTCTCGCCAAGGACGCCGTTCTTGAAGCTTCGCTTGGCCTCGTCGCTTGTCTGCGCGGCTTCCCACATCCGGGCGATATCGGCCCATGAGAGCCAGCCCACCGGGGAATAGAGCCCCGAGAGATGGTATCCGACCGTTCCCGAATGCGCATCGTCGCGTGTCGGTCGCCACTCGCCGGACATCATCAGGGCTGTCTTGTGATGCTCCTCGATCGGGCCGTCGCAAGCCTCGCAGACGTAATGCGCGGTTTGCGGTTGACCCTTCTCCCAGCGCAGGCGCTCGAAGCGGAGCCACTGGCGGTGATCACAATGCGGGCAAGCCACGAAGTAGCGCCGCTGGTCGCTGGCTTCGAACTCGCGCTCGATCCGCGAAGCGCCATGGATCGTCGGCGTCGATGTCAGGAAGACTTTCGATCGCCATGAAAACGTGCGCGTGCGGGCTTCCGCGAGCGCGACAGGATCGCCTTCCTCATCGGCGGACGGCGGATAGGCGTCGACCTCGTCGAGAAACAGGTAGCGCGCCGGCATGGATCGCAGGCCGACCGCGCTGTTCGCGCCGGTGATGACCAGAAGTCCTGCCGGGAACTCTTTCGACAGAACCGTGTTGCCGGCATCGCGCGAGCGCTGCGGCTTGACGCGCTCACGGAGGACCGGGCTTTCCGCGATCAGCGGATCGATGCGCTGGCGCGAGAAGCGCTTGGCCAGCTCCACCGTCGGCTGGACCGCGAGCATCGGTCCAGGCGCATGGTGGATGACATAGCCGATCCAGTTGTTGCCGGCCTCAGTCGCTCCGACCTGCGCCGCCTTCATGAAGACGATGCGGCGAACCGGATGCGAAGGCGAGAGCGCATCCATGATGGCGCGCATGTAGGGCGTGCGGTCGGTACGATACCGTCCGGGCTCTGCCGACGCTCGCGGGCTCAAAAACCGATGCCGATCAGCCCATTCCGAGACGTTGAGCGCAGGATCGGGCGTCAGCCCATCGCGCCAGGCTTGGGCGAGCGCATCGACGCCTTCGAAGGCGAAAAACTCATCGGAAATCTGTCGCGACCTCGGCGAGATCGGCGAGGTGCGCTCGGACATGGGTCTCCAGAACCTTCTGCATCGCGTGCGCTTCGAGGCCGAGCTCCGCCGCCATCAGTGCCGCGATCCGTGCGGGCCAGTTCGCCCATGCATCGCGCTCCTCGCGTGCCAGTCGAAAGACGAGAGCCGTCGCCCGCGCCCGGTCGATGACCTCGCCCTTCATGCGCTGCAGACGCAGACGCCGTTCCTGAGCCTTCAGCACCTCGTTGGCGGTCTTCGCCTGGAGGAACGTGGTTCCTCCGCCAGCCGGGGACGCCGCGATTCCGCTTTCGCGAAGTGTGTCGCCGACCGCGGACAAGGCCGCATCGGGGACGGGCTTCAGCTTGGCCTCGACGCCATCCCGCCTCTGCTTCGAGGGATCGGTCATGGACGCGCGGCGCGCATCGCTGGCCCGCGCATCGATCGAACCATCGGCATGCAGGACCAGCCGTCCCGACGTCTTCGCCTTCTGGATCGCGCCCCGCGACAAGCCGACATGGGACGCGTACTGGCGCTCGCTCATGCCCTGCATGCCAGCTCCGAAAAC